ATGCCTGGACCTTCTCCGCAGCAGCGTAAGCACGGCCGGACTCCGAATGCCGCCGATGACTGGCGAGAGGTACCTGACGTTGCGTTCGATCGGGCACCGCCGATGCCGAAGGCGCCCGGTCGCGGGAAGTGGCATCCGCTGGTGCAGGCGTGGTGGACAACGACGTCGACGATGCCGCACTGCGTGTTGTGGCGGCCGGAGGATTGGCAGAAGGTGTTCGAGCTGCTGGTCGAGAAGCAGCGGTACTACCGGACGGCTGACGAGGACAAGAAGACCGCGCAGTTGACCGAAATCCGTCGGCAGGAGGACGCGCTCGGCATCGGCGACGCGGCGCGGCAGCGGCTGCGGATCCGATATGTCCAGAAGACGGAGCCGGGGCTGGCCGGCGACGGTCCGGACGGTGCGGTGGAGGTGCTGGAGGACGATGCGCCGAAGCCGGCCGCGGTGGCGGCCGGGGTGATTCCGATTCGGGAGCGGCGTAAGAGCATCCTGCGCCACCAAGGCGCGGGGAAGTCGGGGGCCGGCTCCGAGACCGCCTGACGGGTCGGGAGGGTAGATGCCGCGGAGGAAGATCCTCGCGCCGAATCATGATCCGGTGAAGAGCTTGGGGTGGTTGGCGACGGCGTGGATCGAGCATCTGTGCCGGCATGGGCCGGGTGATGTGCAGGGTCAGCCGGTGGTGCACGGCGAGGAGTACACCGAGGTCATCGTCAACATGTACGCCGTGGGGGAGCACGCCCGCAACAACCACCTTCTGTACGATTCAGCCTTTTTGAGCCGCCCGAAGGGTGTGCTGCCCCCCGCCGGTTCCGGTGGGGGGCAGCGCGCTTGTAGGGCTGCGACAAGAGCGGTCTCGCAGGCCGCATTTGCCTGTTCGAGGCGTTCGGGCCCGCGAGGTTCGCGGGCTGGGCGCGTGGCGGCGAACGGTACACGGACCCGTACGGTTTCGGATTCGAGTACGTGTACGAGCCGGGTGAGCCGATGGGACGGCTGGTCAAGGCCCCGTTCATCCGGATCATGGCAACCGAGGAGAACCAGAGCAACAACACGTTCCGGACGGTCCATTTCAACCTGACCGACCGGGATTGCCCGTTGTCGCAGTGGCCAGGCCACGACGCGGCCAAGCGGGAGGTGTTCCTCGCCGACGGGGGCGAGATCCGAACGTCGACTGCCAGCTCGGCGTCGAAAGACGGTGGCCTCGAGACCCACGCCACGATGGATGAGGCGTTGGCGCTGGACACGCCGCTGCGTACTCCGGGCGGTTGGACGACGATGGCGGCGGTCCACGTCGGTGCGCAGTTGGTGGGCCGCGGCGGCGTACCGGTTACGGTCGTCAGGGTCACCGACGTGATGCATGGTCGGGTCTGCTACAGGGTGGTGTTGCCCGACGGTGACCGGGTCACCGCGTCGGAGGGGCACCTGTGGTGGGCGCGGCGCCCGGGTGGGCCGGCCGGCATTGTCACCACCGGGCAGATGGTGTCGGCGGGCGGCGCCTGGCAGGTCCCGGCCGTCAACGGTGGCTGGGGGCAGGTGCGGGCAGTCGAGCAGGTCGCGTCGGTGCCCGTGCGGTGCGTCGGCGTCAGCGGTGGGGCTCGCCTCTTTCAAGCCGGTGCCTCCGGCCGGTGGTTGACCCACAACACGCACCTGTATGACACCGACGAGCTCAAGGAGATGCGCAACGTCGTCGCGGCCAACATGTGGAAGCGCAAGCGCGGCGCCGGCACGTGGTATTTCGAGACCACGACGATGTTCGAGCCGGGCGCGGGCAGCGCGGCCGAGGAGACGTTCGTCGAGGCGATGGCCCTGGCTGAGGGCCGCAAGAAGCGCGGTAGCCATCGTCTGTACTTCGATCACCGGTGGGGTGAGTGCGGGGACCTCGCTGACGAGCAGGCGCTGCGGGTGGCGATCCGGGACGCCTATGGCGACGCGTTGGTGTGGATGGATGAGGATTCCCTCGTTGACCAGGTGTACGACACTCGCACTAAAGAGGCGCGGGTGCGGCGGTACATGCTCAACGCGCGGACCAGTTCGCGCGATGCCTGGCTGGCAGAACACGAGTGGGATGCGTGCGGTCGCGCGGATGTGCCGCCGCTGGCCGACGGTGACACCGTGTGCCTCGGTGGGGATGGATCATGGAACGACGATGCGACTGCGATCGTCGCGACCCGGCTCTCCGATGGGCACATGGAGTTGCTCGGCTGCTGGGAGAAGCCGGACGGCCCGGACGGTGATGACTGGCAGGTCGACCGGGAAGCTGTCGACGCGTGTGTCGCTGCCGCGATGAGCCGCTTTGACGTGGCGGGCTTCTACTTCGATCCCCCGCACTGGTCTGACTACCTTGCCAGGTGGGGCAGCCAGTGGGGGCATCTGATGAGGGTGCAGGCCAGTGCGAAACGGCCGCTGGATTGGTGGACGAACCGGCCAACGCAGATGGTGCAGGCTCTCGCGGAGTTCCACACCGCGGTCCTTGAGCAGCGGGTGTCGTACACGCGGTATCCGCCGGAGATGGAGCCGGTCGATGAGAAGGCACGGTTGTCGCTTGCGCTCAAACGGCATGCCCTCAACGCGAGGCGGGAGCCGCGACGCTCGGGGCTGCACATTCGTAAGGAGTCACCTAAGTCGTCGAAGAAGATCGACGCGGTGATGGCGGCGGTGCTCAGTTGGCAGTGCCGCACGGACGCGATCGCCGCGAATGTCGGCAGCCCCGCAGACGCGTGGTTCCTGCCCAAACGGATCCGGTGACAACCGCTGCCTGGCGCCAGACACCCTGTGAGCGTCGGGTCGGTTGTCGATGCCCCTGCGGCGGTGCGCGACCGAGTGACCTTGGTCCACCCCGCAGTGCCACCGCAGCGTATCGCCGACAGCCCAGCGGGTAGCCAGCAAGGGAGGTCACCGGTTGATTCCGGACACCGACCGGCCGTTGACTCCCGGCTGGTACTTCAAAACGCTGTTCGACGAGCTCTCTGACATGCGGCGTAAAAGCCGGTTGGAGTTGCTCAACGACTACCGGATCGGGAAGCCGCCACTGCCGCAGGGCGCGGAGAACGCCCGGGAGGCATACGAGGCGTTCTGCCGCATGGCCCGGTCGAACTTCGCCGACCTGATCGTCAGTGCTCTCGCCGAGCGGATGTGGTTGACGGGGTTCCGGTCGGCAGCCGAGGCTGATGAGACCGGCGACCCGGAGTTGGGCAGCCTGTGGACGCGCGCCGGTCTGGACGTCGTCTCCGGTGACGTCCACAAGGGCCTGTTTGCGCTGTCAGAGTTCTACGTACTGGTCGGCCGGTACGACGCCGACATCGACGCCGCGGTGGTTACCGCGGAGGACCCTCGGTGGATGGTTGGCATGCCGGATCCGGACCAGCCGCGCCGGCTCATCGCCGCGTTGAAGATCAAACATGATATGGCCGACGACGTCGACCGCGCGTATCTGTACCTGGCGGGCAAGGTGTTCGCCCCCGGTGCACAGGGTCAGGTCTGGGTGGCCGAGCGCACGACCTACGGGCGGATGGGGCCGTTGTGCGGGTTCGCCGACCAGGAATGGTCATGGGCCCCGGCCCGTTCGGGGACGCTGCCCAGCGACCGAGTGCCGGTAGTGCGCTTCGACAACGAGAACGCCCTCGGCGAGTACGAGCAGCACATCGACATCCTCGACCGGATCAACCACCAGATCCTGCAGCGGATGACCGTAGCTGTCATGCAGGCTTTCCGGCAACGCGCGGTGCGTAACCTGCCGCTGGTGTACCCGAAAGGGCACCCGCGCGAGGGCCAGGAGATCGACTACGGCGATGTGTTCGTCGCCGACCCGGCTGCGGTGTGGCATCTGCCGCCCGGTGCGGAGATGTGGGAGTCCGGGGCAGTGGACCTGCGGCCGATCCTCGACGCGGTCGCTGCCGACGTGCAGCACCTGGCGTCAGCGTCGCGCACACCGCTGCACATGATGATGCCCGCCGGCGACAACCAGAGCGCGGAGGGCGCGTCGTTGCAGCGGGAGGCTTTGACGTTCAAGGCCCGCGACCGGATCGGGCGGGTCAGCCCTCGGTGGGTCGACGTGGTGTCGCTGATGTTGTTACACGTCGGCGCGACCGACCGGTGGGCCCTGGCCCGGCTGTCACCGATCTGGGCGCCGCCGGAGTTGCTGTCGCTCGCCGAGCGGGCGGACGCGGCCAGTAAGGCAGGGGACATTCCGTGGCGCTCTCGAATGCGGCTGATCTGGCAGTTCAACCCGCAGGAGATCGATCGGATGGAGACGGAGCGGCTTGATGAGGCGCTTTTCCAACAGCAGTTCGCCACCGCCCTCGCGGGTGCGGTGCCCGGCCCACCGGCCGCATCACCGGCGCCGCGCACCGGTGGACGTCCGATGGCCCCGGGTGGCCCGTCCGAACCGGAGGTTCCCGCAGCCAGCGGAGGTGACGCGTGACTGGTGAGGCATCCACCCTGGCGGATCTGCGCCCCGGTGACATCGGCTTCGGCCCGATCGGGGGGCTACTGGGTTTCGCCGTCGGCTGTGGCCAAGTGCTGCTCGGCGACGACTCGCGATTTCGGCACGTCCTGGTCGTCACCGGTACCGGCGATGCCAGCATCGGCAGCGGTCGCACGTCCCCGACAGGGGTGGAGGCCATGCCCTCCGGCGCCCGGACGGTGCCGCTGACCCACCGCTGGGACGACCGGTGGGTCTACATCCGGTTGGATCAGCATCCGGAGCAGATCCGCCACCAGGTCGCCGGGCACGCGCTGGACATGGTCGGCACCCCGTACGGGTTCAGCGACTATCTTGCCCTCGCCGGCAAACACGTCGGTATCGAGTCGAGGCTGCTGAACGCCTGGATCAGCCGCGTCGACGAGCGCGGATATCCCGCCCGGACGATCTGTTCGCAGCTGGCCGACGCCGCCCTCACCCGCGCCGGCATCCACGTGTTTACCGACGGGCGGCTCAGCCAGGACGTCACCCCCGGTGCGCTGTTCTACCAGCTGCTGCGCATCGGTGGCCGCCTGATCTGGCCGGACCAACGCCCGCGCCACACGGGGGCGAGGTGACCTCGCCCGCGCCAGGTGACGATCAGCTCAGCCCCGCGCAGATCGCGGCGCTGCTGGCGCTGGTGCAGGCCCAGGCGCAGCTGCGTCAGCGACTGACCCGCTCGGCGACCGCCGCCGCGCTCGCTCCCCTCGTCGGGTTCGTGGCGTGGTGGGACGCCGGGGCGGTCACCGAGTTGATCGGGCAGATCCTGCGGGTGGTTCAGCCGCTGCAACGGCAGGCCGCGCAGGCGACAGACGCGTATCTGACCCGCGCGTCGCAGATCATCACCGGCCGGCGGCCGCAGCCGGCCGGCGCGGTGGACGTGACGAAACTGCGGCGGCGAATGACCGAACAGCTCGCAGACGAGATTTTGGCCGGTGTCCGGCAGGCGGTGCGGGTTGAGCTGGGACAACCCCACGACGAACCGTCTCGCGAGGTGCAGCCGTCTCCACCCTGGGGCCTCGAACACGACCGCGAGTACCAGGACCCGGCCGACGCGTACGGCAGGGTTGCCGACGGCTACCGCTACGCGACCACGGTGCGCGGCGACAGCCCGGATACCGCGCAGGCGCGGGCGCGGGTGCGGATCGCGACGATCGCCGAGACCGACGTGACACTCGCGGTCAGGCAGCAGTACCGAAAGACCCTCGGCGCGCAGGCAGCGACCGCATACCGGCGGGTTCTGCATCCAGAGCTGTCCGAGACGGGGCCCTGCGGGCTGTGTGTCGTCGCCGCCGACCGGACCTACCAGACCGAGGACCTGCTACCGCTGCACAACCGCTGTGTGTGCGAGGTGCTGCCGGTCTACGGGCGGGTCGATCCAGGGCTGACCCTCAACGGTGGCGACCTGCAGGCGATCTACGACGCCGCTGGCGGCAACACCCGGGAGGACCTGCGCCGGGTGCGGGTGGTGCTGACTGAGCACGGCGAACTGGGACCGATCCTTGTGCACGGCGACCAGCACTACCGCTCCGCGCAGGAGGTGGCTCGCGCGTACGCGTCGTCGCGGCGGGTTCGGGAACAGGCCATCCTGGACGCCCTGGAGCCCCAGTACGAAATGGCGAGGTACCGGGCGGCCCGGGGCGAGGACCTGGCGAAGACGCTGCGATGGCAGCGCGCCCGCATCGAGCAACTGCGCCGATCCCTCGGCCTGGCGCGCTGAGCGGCTGCTGCGGGTGGCCCGATGAAATCCGCAGCATCCACCTGACGGTCATGTGTTCGCGATAGTCCTCGTCCCGCCGGCATGTGCCGGCTCACAGTCTGGCCGCCGCAATGGTGGCCTTCGGTCACCGCCCGCCCGCCGGCCGGGCCTGCCCACGCTGGGCGCCCACAGCCACCGGGCCCTATCCCTCCCGGGCTTGGCGCTGTCGGCACAGCACGGCGGCCTGCGTCGGCGCGCGGGCGGTGACCACCTCGGCGTGCGTGTCGGCTGCGCTTGTGTTGCGGGCCACCGCGTTGTCCGAGTCCTGATCCCCAGTTCGCGGCCCGTAATGGGCGCGGATACCTCCTACCCGAAATGGGGTTTCAATGTACGAGTTCACCGACGAGGTGCCGCCGGTTCACCCGAGCCTGCGGCACCCACTGACCGGCACGCCGATCCGGGCCATCGGCCGCACCCGCAAGGGGTGGGTCTGGCCGCAGATGGGCGGGTCGCAGCCGCCGGGCGGGCCGGTCCCCGGCGCCCCCCAGCAGGGCGGGCAGCAGCCCGGCCCGCCGCCCATGCCGGTGCTGGGGGGCCAGCCGCCGCCGGTTGCCCAGGGCACTCCAGTCCCGGTGGAATTCGGTGGCCCGCCGCAGCAGGCGATGCCGCAGGCGTTCGGGCAGCCGCAACCGGCGCAGGTTCAGCCCGGTGGGTTGCCGAACCCGGTGCCGGCGGGTGTGCCGCTGGAGCTTGCCCAGAACGACGGCCGGCAGAGCGGGCCGAACAACGATCTGCCGTCCCCGGCTGGCGGGCAGCCCACAACCGACGGTGGTGACGGCACGTGGGAGCGGCCGTACCCGCAGGGCAAGGGCCTGTCGGAGATGACCGACAAGGAGCAGGCTGCCTACTGGAAGTACCACTCGCGGCAAAACGAGAACCAGCTGCGCAAGTACGCCGACTACGAGCAGGTCAAGGCCCAGCTTCAGCAGCTGCAGCAGATGACTCAGACCGAGTGGCAGCGGTCGGTGCTGGAGGCGGAGGCCCGCGGCAAGCAGCAGGCCCTGGACATCGCCGGTGAGCAGATGGTCGCGGTGGCGTTTCAGGGTGCGGCCCGCGACCGGCTGACCCCGGACCAGATTCAGGTCCAGCTGTCGCGGCTGAACGCGAAGTCGTTCATCCACGGCGGGGCCGTGGATGTGGCCGCCATCGAGGGCTACGTTGACTCGATCGCGCCGGCTCGAGGAGGGCTGGTGACTTTGGGCCAGCAGATGCCGGTTGGGCAGTTGCCGATGCAGCAGGTCCCGCTTGGGCAGCAGGTCCCCGGGCAGCAGGGCGGCTATCTCCCCCCGGGTCCGCCCGGCAGCGGGCAGCCGCCGAGCACCACGGCAGTGGGGGCGCCGGCAGGATACGGGCAACAGGTCCCGGGCCAGGCCGCCTATGGGCAGCAGGTCCCAGGCCAGGTGGCTTACGGGCAGCAGGTCCTGGGCCAGGCTGGCTACGCCCAGCCGGGGCAGGCGCCAGCGCCGGTGCCGGGTGTCCCGTTCGGTTACGGTCCGCAGCCGCCGGCGGCGCCGGTCGTCGGCGGGCCTGGCATGAGCGGCCTGCCGGGCATCGCCGGTCACCCCGGCGTGTCGCCGGTGGCCGACTTCGGCCACGGTCCGTCCACGCAGACCCCGGCCGGCGGGCTCACCGCGGGGGCTCAAGTCGCGGCAGCGCGGCACGGCCGGACCCGGTCTCAGCAGCTGGCGGAGACCAACGGCCGCTGAGCGGTGCCACGTCGGCGTCGTCATCTCTCCGAACCGATGAAGGAGTAGCACCCCTATGGACATCACTGTCCGCACAACCACTCCGCTGATCTCAGAGGACCGGTCGTGGCTGGCCGACGTCGACGGGACGCAAGCGACGCGGTCCATCACGCTCGTCGTCGCCGACTTCGTCGAGGCGAACCACTACCCCGACGGTGTCATCATGTCCGGCACGGTCATCGGCCGGTACACCTCCGGCCCGCACGCGGGCCTGTGGGGCCGCTACGACGACACGGCCACCGACGGTCGGGAGACCGCCGTCGGGGTGCTGTTCAGCAGCGTGCAGGTCGTTGAGGACAACCGGACCAAGGCCAGAGTCGGTGCTCCACTGCAGGAGCGCGGCTTCATCCTCCCCGTGAACCTGCCGCCGGCGCACGGCCTGGACGCCGCGGCGCGCGTCGATCTGGGCACCCACTGGATCTTCCGAGACTAAAGGAGGTACATAGGTGTACCTGGACGAATACATCACCCCGGCGCAGCTCACGGGTTACGCGCGGGAACTGCCACAGCCGGCGACGCTCATCCTCGATCGGTTCCTGCCGAACGTGCAGATCAACCACATCGAGGCCGCGATCGACGAGTTGCAGCGCACGAACCGCTCCGCCCGGTTTCGGAACTGGGACACGCCGGTTCGGACGGGCAAGCGGGACACGTTCGAGACTCGCAAGGTCAAGCTCCCGCCGCTGGGCCAGAAGCTACCGGTCGGAGAATACGAGCAGCTGCAGCTGTCGTTGGCGCGGACCGGCGGCACCGATCACGACGCGATGATCGAGGCGATCTACGCCGACACGGACAACAACGTCCGGGCGATCTACAACCGTCTGGAAATCGCGCGGGGAAGCGTCCTCGAAGACGGCGTCTTCCAGCTTGAAGACGAGGACGGCCTTACATTGGAGGCCGACTTCGGGCTCGAGCCGGACAACAACGTCGCCGCCGCCGTCGTGTGGAGCGATCACGAGAACGCGACACCGTTGCAGGACATGCGGGCATGGATGCTGCACTACGCGCGGCTCAATGGCAGTCGCCCCGCTTACGCGCTCATGTCCGAGACGGTCATCACCGACCTGGTCTCCTGCAAGGAGGTCCGGGAGGCCGCAAGTAGCGGTGGGAGTGTGCTGACCCCCTACGTCACGGACCAGGCCCTCGCGGCTATCTTCCGGGACAACCGGTTCCCGCAGATCGTGCCCTATGACACGGTCCTTGACTGGGATGGCACCGACAAGCGAGTCATCAACGACGCGAAAACGATCTTCCTGCCGCAGGACCCGCGCAGTCTCGGTGTCACCGCCTGGGGTATCACCGCAGAGGCGCTGACCCTGATGCGCGGCAGCAATCCGCAACTGACCTTCAGCCAGGCTCCTGGCATCGTCGCGGTCACCACCCGCGAGGGTGACCCACCGCGGGTCTGGTCAAAGGCGGGCGCGGTGGCCATGCCGCTCATCCGCGATCCGCGCAAACTCATGGTCGCCACCGTCCGGTGACGGGAAGGAGCGGGAGATGACCATGCCGTGGTCCACTTCGGCTGGGGACGTCGGTGAGGCAACACTGGCATTCACCGTCCATGTTGGTGGCCGCCGGTATCGCAAGGGCGTGACCGCGTCGCAGATCGGCGCGGACGCCGCGATCATCGGCGGGCACGCCTGGGTCGGCGGGAAAGCCCCGGCCCAGGCACCGGTCCACGCGCCAGACGAGGGTGTCAGCGACGGCGCACCCGCGCAGACACCCGAGGCGGCGCACCCCGATGACGTCACCGTCGACGCGCCGCCGGCGCCACCTGACCCAGCCGAAACCGCTGACCCGAAAGCGGTCGACCCGGGACCGGGCCATGCCGCGAAGAAGACGCCTGGCCGCAGGTCGCCGCGCTCCAGTTCCTGACCGACAGGCAGTGGGTGGACGCGGCCGCCGCATCCGGACAACGTCGTGGGGGGATGATGAGCGCAGTCGTTGATGTCGGTGAGGCGATGGAGCTGGTGTTCTCCACGCCGTCAGGCAGCGCGGTCACGGTGTCGTGGCTGACCCCGGACCAGCAGCCGGTGATCGATACAGCGCCGGTCGCCGAGGACCCGGCCGGGTCGGGGCGGTTCCCGATGACGCTCACCCCTACCGTCGCCGGGGTGTGGACTGCGCTGTTCACCGGCGGCGGCCAGATCCAGCGGTATCACGCGCGGGCTGTCGCGCTGACGGGCCCGCCCCCGTTCGCGGTGCTCGGCGATATCGCCGAGCAGTACGGGCCGCTGACCGCCGCGCAGGAGGGCCTGGCCGGGCACCTCCTACGCGCGGCGTCATCGTTGCTGCGTTCCCGGTCCGCCGGGCTGGACGAGGCGATCACGGCCGGGCGGGTCGACGGCGAGAACGCGGCCACCGCAGTGCGGAACATGGTGTTGCGGGTGCTGTGGAACCCGAACGGGTTACGGGCGGAGACAACCGGGCCGTTCTCGCGCACCTACGACACGTCGACGGCGGCGGGGCAGCTGGTGGTCACCGGCGACGACCTGGCCGCGGTGCAACCGTCGACGGCCCCGTTGTCCGATGGGGTGGCGTCGGCGGGTGTGGGCACCATCCGGATCACACCCGGCCTCGCGCCCCCGGTCAACCCGTACGTCAGTGGTCACCGGCGGCGGCGGGACACCAGTGGTCGCGGTGGGCTGACGGGATGGCCGTATGTCGGGTACTGACGAAGTCGAGATCGAGGTGGTGCGCAGGCCCGCCCGCGACACCTTCGGCAGCCGTCCTGCGGGGCAGACGCAGACCTGGACCATCGGCGGCTGCCGGTTCGCGCCCGGATCCTCCCAGGAGGTCAGCGCGGTCATCGGCCAGGTTGCCACCGACAGCACCGTGTACGGACCACCGGTGTCCACCATCACCGCGATCGTGCCTGACGGGATCCTGACCACCGACGACATCGTCGTGCACGCCAAGAGGTATCAGGTGATCGGCGAGGTGCAGGACTGGGGTCGCGCCGGTTCGGTGATCGTCGTCAAACGGGTCACCGGCTGACCCAGCCAACCGAATCGGGGGGGCGCGTAGTGGCACGAAGGGTAGCGAAGAGCAGGTACGTCGGGCCGACAGACCTCCGCGACCGTCGTCGAACGGTTTATGTCGGCACCCGCCTCATCGTGGGGCTCGAGATGAACCGGGCCGGGATCCGCCGCATCGCGGTCGGCCGTGACCTTGCTGACGCCTGCCACGCAGTGATCGTGCAGCGGGCGATGCCGTTCGCGATCGAGGGTAGCCCCCGGCGCACCTTCGAGTACGTGTCGAGCTGGCGGGTGGCAGACGGACATGTCGTCATTGCCGGTATGCGGCGGGTGGCCAGCAAACTGGTCAACATCGCGCCGCACGCCGCGGCGGTGGAGTGGGGTCGAGGCGGCAACCAGGGTGTGCTGCGGCAGACACTGGCGCACCTCAACGCCACCTCACCGATCGGGATCGCCGGCGCCGGCCGGCACGCTGACCGGGCGCGGCGGCGGGTCGCCGAGCCGACGCCGCAGGCCCTGCCACGCGCATCGGGGCAACGCCGCCGGCCGCAGGCCACGATGACCGACCTCATCTCCCGCACAGCGCGGACCTGGGCATCAGGAGACCGACCCACGCGGTGAGCCGTGCCCGGCGCCCGGCGTGCGGATCGCATATCAGCGTGGGCACAGGGGGTGATGGTGTGACCGCGCCCGTGCAACGGGACTTCGCGAACATCGAACGGCTGCTCGCCGCGGTGTGCGCGCCGCTGCTCGGTGGCGCGCAGTTCGTCGGCAGCCGCACGCCGGAAGACCTTGACCAGGTCGAGCACTATCTGTGGATCGTGCGGGTCGATGGCGCTCGCACGGCGCTCTACGACTATCCGATCGTCGACATCAGCTACCTGCGTACCGACGGCGACGAGCGTGCGGGGCAGCGGATGGCGTCAACGGTGGTGAACCACCTGCTGTCAAAGCCGGCGCCACACCCGGCTATCGACTCCATCGCCTGCGACCCCGGGCCTCGGGAGGTGCCGTGGGGCGACAGCGACACCGTGCGCCGCTGGGCAGCGACGCTGTTCTGCCAAACCCGCCAGGTGCGTCTGACCGTGTTGCCGTGACCCCCGGCCCACCCTCCTATTCACCCGCCCCGCACGTCGGGGCTCAACTGCCTCGACCTGAACGGAGACACCGACCATGACCTACGATGCGCTGGCGCAGAAGAAGAACCAGCTGATCAGGCGGGCAAAAGCCGGGTCGATTTTCGTGGCCGCCATGTCCGTTGCGGTGCCGGAGACCATCACCACGGGCGTCGACGCGGACCTGATCACCCTCGACCCCGCCGACTGGACCGACCTCGGGTGGCTGAGCACCGACGGTGTCACCTACGAACGCACCACGGAATCGGTGGAGACTTCCTCGTTCGGGTCTCGGGAGTCAACGCGCTCGGACGTGACCCGTGACGAGATCAGCCTGTCCTGTACCGCGCAGGAAACCAAGGCTCTCATCATCGGCATCACCACCGGCGCGGACATCGCCGCGATCAAAGGTGACGCCACCAGCGGTGAGGTGCAGGTCGCGAAACCGTCCACGCCGACGCTGCGCTACTACCGCACCCTCGGGCTGTTTCTGGACCATGACGACTTCGGCGACGAGATCTATTTCGGGCGGCTGATGCCGCGCGCTCAGGTCGCTGATTTCGGTTCGCAGGGCTACAACGAAGACGAAACCGGCATCTCCTACCCGATGACGTGGCGGGGCAAGGAGGACAGCACGCTCGGGTACAGCCACAAGTGGTTTTGGGGCGGTAAGGGCTGGAAGAACCTGCTCACCGACATGGACATTCCGCTCGACACCCCCTGATCGTCTCCGTCGGCGCACCACCGCAACCCATGTCAGGACCGGGCCGGGGCGACGTTCGGGTGGGCACGTCGCCCCGGCCCTCACACCGGCCGGAAGACCCACCACCTGCAACCGCGAAAGGCGACCAATGGCCACGCAGCGCACCTTCGCCAAGACCATCAACGGCATACGGCGCACCCGCACCGTCCACAGCCCGGCCGACGAGGTCGCGGCAACCTTCGACGGCTTCGTCGAGATGAAACCGTCGAAACCTGCCAGCGGCCGAAGCACGCCGCCCACCGGCCCGGCAGGAGGTGCTAGCTGATGGGTGCGCCGACACCGAAGCGCGCCAGCCGTGGGCGCACCAACACACACACCGCAGCGGCCGGCCCCGGTGCGCTCGACCTGGACTCGCTGACCAAGGCCGAAGCGTTTCCCGACCTGCACCTGCCCACCACACCGTTTCGGTTCCTGCTGGGCGGGCGGTGGTATGAACTGGCCGACCCCCGCGACGCCGACTGGAAGCAGGCGTGGCAGCTGGCCGGTAACCCGTTCCTACTGATGCGCACCGCGTTGATCGGTGCCGAGGACCCGGTCACGGACCCGACCGAGGCCGAACTGGAGGCCGCGCGGGACCGTCTGCGCCTCGTCGACGTTGACGCCCAGCCCGCCGGGCAGCAACCGCACGGCGATGCTGCACCCACCACCGATGAGGGCGATGGGGACAGCCCGGCCGAGGCCGGCGGTGTCGAGGAGCCGGTGGTGACGCTGATCGACCGGTTCGCCTCGGCCGATCTTCCCGGCTGGAAACTCAACGCCCTGTTCGCACGGTGGCACGACTACTACAAGATCAAACTGTCGGAGGAGCAGGGCATCCTGCCGGCGCTGCTCGGCGCGACCGGGTAGGCCCGTGTGGTGACCGGTGACCGGCGGGTCGTCGGGATCGACGATATGGACCGTGAGCGGCCCACCGCGCCGTTTGTCATTCGGGTCGCCGGCCGGGCGGTGCGGTTGCGTCCGGCTACCGCCGCCGGCTGGCGTGACGTTCTGGCCTCGCTGACCAACTGGCCGACGTTCGTGGACCTGTTCGCCGACACCGCTGACATTGACGTGCTCGAACGGCTGCCGGTGTGGAAGATGCGTCACCTGGTGCGGGCCTGGCGGGTGCATCACGGACTGTGCGTCGACGACGTCGGGCACATGCGGCTGGTGGGGATGCTCGGCACAGAGCAGTACCGGGCGGCGATCGAGCGGGACCTCACCGAGATCTACGGCCTGGACCTGTCCATGGAGTGGCAGTCGCGGCGGTGGCGGCGACTTCTGAGCCTCATCGACGGGTTCGGGCGCACCTCGCACCTGTATGAGGTGATGGCGCAAGACGACGAGTTGGCCGACCTGGTTCTCGCCCAGGAAGCCGGCGGGCAGCCGCCTGAGCGGCGCACCCGAGAGTTCAGCGCCGAAGTGGAGTTGCTTTCCTGCGCTGTCGACCGGCTCGGTGAGCTGATCCAGACCGTCGGGATGACCCGGGGCGTTCGCCGGCGCCGGGTCGAGCCGATGCCGAGGCCCCGCACGGCGATGCAGCGGGCCCGAGACCGACACGCCCGCCGGCAACACACCTTCACCGTGGGCCGGGTGTTCGGGGTGATCGACGCCGCGGGGCGGCCCACCGGACGACAGGTACAGGGCTACACGCCGCCGACGTCGTGACACGAGGGGGTCGGGGTGCCAAAGGCCACATACTCCGCGGGCACGGCGTACCTGACCGTGGTTCCCTCGTTTTTCGGGATCGAAAAGGCGATGGCGCGGCAGGTCCGCGCGATGGCGCACACCGTCGACAAGGACCTCGCCGCCGCCATGTCCAAGGGCATGCGCGAGGGCGCACGGGAGGCGAACACCAGCGGCGCGGCGGCCGGGCGTGACTTCGCCGGGGCCTACGGGCGGGAGGCGACCAAACGCCTCGAGGCGGCGTATCGAAGTCTGCCGGAGCCCACGCCCGGCGTTGATCTGCGCAAGTGGGACAAGGCCCTGGCCGGGGTACGTCGGGACCTGGTGCAGTTGTCGCAGCAGCGTATCGGCGTCGACATCGACCACGCGACCTTCGATACGGCCGTGAGGCAGATGACGCACCGGCTACAACGGCTGCGCGACACCGCGGCGGCCCGCAACATCCGGGGCTTCTTTGACGCCGACGCCGCGCATCAGCAACTGCTGCTGCTCGACGAGTTCGTTGAGCAGGCGCGACGCCGTGGCGGTGAGGCCGGCGACGGGTTCGGCGGGGCGTTCCAGCAGCGGATGCAGCAGGTGCTGCGCGAGGGCTTGTCGAAGATCCCGCCGATGCGGATCGACGCTGACTCCCGTCCGGCCGAGCGGACACTGGCCGACCTGGCCGAGCAGATGCGGACGCTGTCGAGACAGCGCATCGGTATCGATGTGGACGCGGCCACCGCGTTCGCGCAGTTGACCGCGATCACGGCCGGGTTACGGCGGCTGGACCGCACCCACGTCGACGTGCAGGTGCGCACCAACGCGCACGAGGCCGCCGCCGGGATGATCGAGTTCGTTCGGCAGGCGCAGCACGCGGGGGCCGCCACCGAGGCCATCGGCAGGTCAGCGCACCTGTCGGTGTCTCGGCTGGGCTATCTGATCGCCGTTGGCGCGTCACTGGGCTCAGCGATCGTGCCGGCTGCGGGCGCCGCCGCGGCGGCGATCGGCGCGATCGGCACGATGAGCGCCGCCAGCGTCATCGGCCTCGGGGTGTTCGCCCTGGGTATCAGCGGCGTCGCCGACGCGGTGAAAGCCCTCAACGCCCAGGCCAACGACCAGGTCAAAAGCACCAACTCGGTGAATCAGGCGCAGCGGCGGGTGGTCGCCTCCACCGACCAGGTGCGCTTGGCGCAGCTGGCGCTGGCGACCACCCGCCGCCACATCGGTGAGCAGGCCGAGGACACGGCCCGCAGGATCGTCGACGCGCAACGGCGGGTCGAAGACGCCCGCCGGCAGGCCGCCCGCGACGGCGTGGACGCTGCCCGGGCTGTCCGCGACGCCCAGCGCACGGTGACCGACGCGGAGCGCGACGCGGTCACGGCACGCCGTCAGCTCAACGAGGCCCTACGCGAGGCAGCCCGAAACCTCGACGAGCTTGATGTCGCGTTGGGCCGCAACGCGACGGAGCAGTCCGAGGCCGTCACCGCGCAGATGAGCGCATTGGAGGCCCTGAACAAGCTCAAGGCCAACCCCCGCGCGACCGAGGTCGAGCTGCGCACGGCGCAGGACGCCTACAACCGGCAGGCCCAGCGGATCAAAGAGTTGCGCCTGGAGCAGGAGCAGCTCACCGACGACCGGGCGCGGGCGGTGGAACTCGGGGTCGACGGGGACGAGCGGGTCATCGCCGCTCGGGAACGGGTCGCAGACGCCGACCAGCGCATCTTGGAGGCCCAGGACAGGCTCGCGCGGGCCCGGGAGAATCAGCGGGAAGCCGAGTACCAGTCGTCGCAGCGCATCGCCGCCGCGCAGCGGCAGGTCGCGGACGCGCAGCGGGCGGCAGCCCGGCAGCAACTCGACGGGCAGGCTCAGCTGGCCCAGGCGAGCCGGGCGGTCGCGCAGGCGCAACGCTCACAGGCGCAGGCGTGGGAGAAGACCGCCACCGCCGGCGGCGCCGCGCTGGACACGCTCAACACCCAGATGGCCGAGCTGTCACCGGCGGCGCAGAACTTCGCCCGGTTCCTGTTCGGTCTCAAGGACGAGATGCTCGGGCTGCGCGCTGCCGCATCGGAGGCGCTGCTGCCGCGGTTGCAAACAGCCATCACCAACCTGCTGCCGTACCTGCCCGCCGTCGAAGGGTTCGTCGGCGCCGTCGCGGCCAAGCTGGGTGACCTGGCGATCGCTGCGGTCGATGCACTCGGCAACCCGGTGTGGCAGCGGTTCTTCGCCCACCTCGACGCCACCGCGGTGCCGACACTGGATCAGCTGTTCCATATCGGTGGGAACACTGCCGAGGCCCTCATCTCTTTGTGGTTGGCGATGGCGCCGTTCAACGCCTCGTTCGGGCAAGGGCTGGTTGACCTGACCGCGGACTTCGCCGTGTGGGCGCAGACCCTCAACCGCAGCACGGGCTACCGGGACTTTCTGGCCTACATCGCGGACAACGGACCCCGGGTTGTGCAGTTGCTCGGCGAGACCGGTGAGTTGCTCATCGATCTGGTTCGTGCGGCGGCGCCGTTGGGCTCAGTCGTGCTGCGCGGTGTGACCGCGTTGATCGACGGCCTCAACTCGCTGCCCCTTCCGCTGCTGACGGCGTTCGTGTCCGTGCTGGGAGTCGCCGCTGGTGTCCTCGTCGCGATCGGTGCGACCCTACGGGTGATCAAGCTGCGCAACCAGCTGGTCGACATCTTCGGCCCCCGCATCTCGAAAATGGTCGAGACGTTTGCTATCGAGACCGGCCGGGCCACCGACGAGACCGGTCGGCTCGGCAAGGCCACCGCCACAACCCAAGGCATCATGGCGGCCACCGGCAACCAGCTACGCACCGTCACCGCCAGCACGGTCGACGCGACCAGACGCCTCGGCGAGCTGGGAGCTACCACGAGCGGCCCGTTGACGCGGGGGCTCACCACCGCCCGTGTCGCCGCGCTGCAGGCCGCGGTAGCGCTGAACGGGCCCGGCGGTATCGCCGCCGCGGCCCAGGCCGCGGGGAAGAACACCGCCGCGCTGACGAGAGCCGGCGGTGGTACGGGGTTGGATCGGCTGCGGACGGCCGCGTTGACCACGGCGGTGGCGCTGCACGGGCCCGGCGGGCTCGGCGCGGCCGCCCAGTTGGCGGCCACGAAAGTCTCCGCTCTGCACGCGGCCGCTGGCGCCGCCGCGACCAAAGGGTTGCAGGCGTTGCGTTCCGGTGCCGGGTCGCTGGTGGACTTCCTCGGCGGCCCGTGGGGGGCGGCCATGGCCGCCGCGACGGTGCTGGTCTCCGGGATCACCGCGAGCATGGTCGACTGGAGCGCCAAGACCGAGGGCCTGCAGGCTGTTCTGCAGGACCTCGGCCACACCTACCGGGACCTGCAGCAGCAGGGCAAGGCCGGCGGTAACGAGGCGGTCAGCGCGCTGGAGCGGATCGTGGCGCGTAACCCGGACATGGCCCGGGCCGTCGACACCCTGCAGGAGATGGGGGTGGGCTTCGACCAGATCGCCCGGGCCGCGGCCGGCAGCACGCCGGACGTCGAGGCGATGCTCCGGATCATCGACGAGGCGATCGACAAGACCGGCAAGGAGTGGAAGGACGCCTCCAACTTTCTGCTCAGTGTCTTCTCGGCCGACGCGCGTGACGCCGCCGGCAGGCTGGCCACGCTGCGGCAGCTACGCCAGGCCACCCTGGACAACGCCCAAGCGCTGGACATCCAGGCCCGCGCGCAACAGGCGGCGGTGGAAAGCAGCGCCCGCTACCAGGCGGTGCAGAACTTCGTCCGCAACAACGCGGTCAGCAGCAACCTGGCGATCCAGTCGCTGACGCATAGCTTCGATCAGAGCCAGCAAAAGATCGAGGCACTGACGGCGGTAACGAAGACGTTCGCCGACACGCAGGCGACCGGGGCCCAGAGGGTGGACGCGCTGCGGCTGGCCATCGACGCGCAGTACGGGTCAGTGATCAGGACAACCGAGGCCGACGAGACGTTCACCCGCGCGCTGCTCGCGCTGCGCGAACAGGTCACCTCGGCGACGGCGGCGCACGACAGGCACGCCACGAGCCTGGACCTGAACTCGTCCACGGCGCTGCGCAACCGCGACGCGTTGCAGGAGGCCGCGCAGGCCACCCGGAACCTGTATCTGGAGGACGTCGCCTCCGGTGTGCCGATGGACAAGGCCACGCAGCGGCACCAGGACCGAATCAACAAACTCAAGGAGGAGGCCCGCCGGCTCAATCTGACCCGCGCCGAAACCACCTCTTTGATCAAAAAATACGGCGAGATCGACCCGAAGATCACCACCGTCTACAAGACGGAAGGCTTCGAGAAGGTCTACGCCGAGCTGGCCCGGCTCAAGTTCATGCAGGACGCGGTCGCCAAGGGCTGGTCGGTGAAGAAGGCCGAGGCGGCGTGGAAAGCCCAGCAGTGGTACAAGAAGGGCTTCCAGGGGCCGGTCTACCTTCCGGGTCGGGCCGCAGGTGGCCCCATCGTCGGGCCGGGCACCGGCACGTCCGACGACGTGCTGATGTGGGGCTCCAACGGCGAATGGGTGCACCAGGCCAAGGCGGTCGACTACTACGGCCGGGCCTTCATGGAGGCCATCAACGCCCGGCGGATCCCCCGGGAGACTCTGCCCGGATACGCCTCCGGCGGTCCGGTCGGCGAACCGCCGGCCAAGCAGGGCCTGCCCGCGTACGCCGCGGGCGGCGCGGTACGCGCCCCGTTCGTCGTGGACGTGTCCAAGACGCCGCTGCTGACCCTCGATGAGGCACTTGCGGTCATCGGAGCGCTGGGCTCCGCCGCCGGCGGGAAGGGCTGGCGGTGGCAGATCGCGGCGCTGCGTCAGGTGTTTCCCGGCCTGGCGCTGTATAGCGGCTACCGGGCCAACAGCTACACGGCCTCGGGCAGCCTGTCGTGGCACTCCCGCGACGGCGGACGCGCGGTTGACCTGCCCCCTCGCCGTGACGTCTTCAACTGGATCCACGACACATACGGGCGCAACACCAAGGAGCTGATCTGGGGCGGGGATCCGCTGCGCAACATCTACCGAGGTCGGCACTACAAGTTCAGTGACTCGCTGCTGTACCGGCACGGCCCCTACCGGGGTGAAAAGGGGCCGTCGCCGCACATCCACTGGGCGTTCGACGACGGCGGGCAGCTGCTGCCCGGCTGGAACCTCGTGCCGAACTGGACCGGCCAGCCGGAACCGGTGCTGTCACCAGGGCAATGGAAAACGATCGAGGATTTCGTCGCTCAGGGACTCGCCGGCGGTGGTGAAACCCACCACTGGCACTTCCGGGAGGCCGCGCTCGACCACGGGCGCCTCGAAGCGTGGGCGCAGGCCCGCGACACCCGAGCCCGACCGGGCCGGCCCCGCTGACCGCGATGACGTGAACTGTGGGAGGGATCAATGCCGATCGTTGTTGCCCCCAGCACGGCCCCCACACCGCCAGGGTCGGTGCCACCGGTGGTCTGGACCACCGAGCCGGTCGGGTCGATTCAGGCCATCTGGATCGACCCGGACGGCGTCGAGTGGCCGCTGACAGGACCACATGAGCGGTTTGGTTGGCTCACCCGCAGCGGTCCGGGCGGGTGGGGCGCCAACCCCGTCACGATCGTCACCGACCCCCTCGCCCGCGGCGGCATCAGCGTCCGACACCAGCGCAACGAGCCGCGACGGATGACGTGGCCGCTGCACATCTACGCCGACACCCACGTCGAGTTCGTCGACCGGTACCGCCGGCTGATGCGCGCTATCACCGCCACGAAGTACCGTGGCGCAGGGTTCCTCCGCGTCATCCGCCCCAACGGCACCGCACGCGAAATCGAGTGTCTGTACGAGGACGGGTTCGGCGGGCATCCCGGCGAAAATCACCTGTACGCCAACCCGACGGTGCAACTGTTGTGCCCGGACGGGTTTTGGCGTGACGTCGAGCGTCAGCTCGTCACCCAGGAGTACGTCGCGGCCGGAGACCCCTACCTCGACCCATACCCGACCGTCACCAGCGGCCGCGTGCTGGGTGACTCGACGATCCTCAACAGCGGCGACGTCGACACGTGGCCCAGCTGGACGCTCACCGGCCCGGCCTTACGCCTCAGCGCCACCAACGTCACCAGCGGCCAGGGCTTCGCGCTGACCCACACCCTGGCGGCGGGACAGCAGGCAACCATCACGATCACCCCTGATCGGGCCCTGGTGCGTGGCCCAGCCGGGCAGAACCTCGTCGGCAGCCTGGACTGGCCCGGCGCCGACCTCTGGGCACTGTTGCCAGGCGTGAACGAGGTCAACGTCACTGTCGACGGTGCAGCCCCCGGCACACGGGTCCAGATGTGGTTCTACCGACGCTACGAGGCGGCATGAGCATCACCCTGCTGGTGACAGACCGCGACCTCAATGTGGTCGGTGACCCGATCTACTGCTGGAAAACCGTGGACTGCACCCTACGGTTCAACGAGACCGGCAGCGGACACATCACCGTTCCAGCCCACCCGTGGATCCGGGAACAACTCGCCCCGGGCAACCGAATAGTCGTCATCCGCGACGGTGAGATCTTCATGGCCGGCCCGTGGGAGCGCCGACTCATCGAGCGCTCCGACGACGGTGAGAACAGCGGCATCGGCACCCTGACCATCGAATTCGCCGATGACCTGGCCCTGGTTGTTTCCCGCATCGCCTACCCTGACCCGGCCGTCATACCCGAAGACCAAGCCGTCGACCACTGGGCCTACACCGGCAACTCGGAGGCGGTCCTCAACGCCCTGGTCGAGCAGAGTTGCGGGCCAGCGGCCCGAGCGGAACGGCGGATCCCGACGCTGACCTGCGCTGGTCCCAGCGGCGGCGGGACCACCGTCAGCGGGACGCTTCGCCTCGACCAACTCGGCGACGGGATGCGCTCCATCGCGCTCGCCGGCGGCGGTGTCGGGTTCCGTACCCGGCAGGTCGGCGCTGACATTCGATTCGAGACCTACACTCCCCGCGACCTCAGCAAGACGGTGCGATTCGGCTTCGGCCTGGGTAACCTGCGCTACCTCGCCTACGAGGAGAACGCACCCGCCACCACGACCGCGATCGTGGGCGGACAGGGCGACGGCGCCGACCGGTACCTGCTGGCCCGCACCGACACCGCTCTGGAAACGGTATGGGGCCGACGCGAAATGCACATCGCCCGGCCCGGCGCTGATCCGCAGGAAGACCTGCACCAAGCCGGCGACGAGGAACTGGCCCGGCAAGCCGGCACCGCACGGTTGCAGTCCAGTGCCTGGGACAGCGAGGACCAACGCTACGGCGTGCACTACGGCCTCGGCGACCTCGTCTCGATCGAGGTCGGTGACGGCGAGCAGATCAGCGACCTCGTGCGGCTGGTGCACCTGCAAGCGTGGTCGACCGCCGGGGAACTGGTCAGCGCCATGGTCGGTGGACAGGCAGCCAGCACCGACCCGCTGTGGATCTACCGCATGCGGCAACTCGAGCAGCGGCTGGCCCGCGTGGAACGGCGCGCGCTGCCGTCCAATGCCACCGCGTGATTGATAGGAGTGCTATGGCCTCACAGTCATACCCGCGTCCCGGACACAACAGCGGGCGCCTGACCACCGTCGAGCACGAGAATCTGATCCGTACTGCTATCGGAGACGGCGTCGATGGGCATCCCACCGACAGTGCCCCCGTCTACGCCGACGGCACAGGTGTGCGCGTCGTCCGCGTGCGTTCTCACAAGACAGCGTGGAACCGGGGCAGCTTCTGGGACTCAGGCGACACCGACATCGCACTGCCGTCACTGGCTGCCAACGAGTCCGGACATCCTCGCATCGACCTGGTCGTGCTGCGACTCGACCGCGCCACATACGAGGTAATCGAGTACGTCATCACCGGCTCGCCCGGACCGAACCCGGTCGCGCCCGCCTATACCCAGGACTGGGGCGACACCGGCTACTGGGACCTGCCACTGGCACAGGCGCGGGTCGACCACGGTGCGACATCCCTGCCGGCCGATGCCATCACCACACGGTGCTGGTACCGGGGCACCGACGGCCAAATCCTGTGCACCGTGAACACCCGACCACCGCACGAACTGGGCCGGGTCATCGTTGAGACGGACACCGGTCGCGTGATGGTGTCCAACGGCTCGCAGTGGCAGGTCGTACACGACGATTCAGGCCCTACCTTCCTTCATCTGAACAGCACTCTGTTCGTATCGAACGGGCACTACAACCTGCACCGGCGTCATGGTTTGGTATGGGCAAACCTCACCGCGGCCCGTCCCGGAGGGGCACTGTCTGCAAACACGATCTACCACGTAGCCACCGTTCCAGTCGGATTTCGGCCGAATGTACTGATACAAGGGCTGGCCACAGTCACCGGTTCCGTATATACCGCGACTTTCACGATCAACCCCAACGATGGGTGGATTCGAGTCAATCCTGGCTCGCGGTCGATCCCTGCAGGAAAGTCGCTGATCTTTGCACTTGGTGCCTGGACCACCGCTTAGGAGGTATGACATGACCCAGTGGTGGCATGGCGGCGACCTCGCCTCCTACATCGTCAGTGTGGGCGACGGCAACGCCGCAATTTTCCAACCCGGTATGACGGGCATCAAGGCATGGACGGCGCGGGTGGGCGGCACCCAGATCACCGACCTCGCCGACGTCGACGGCGCCCCGATCACCGAACTCACCGCCGGTACCGGCGCCGACGGATGGTCAATCGGCGGGCTACCCCGCTACCGGGCACCGTTGAAGGCCCTCTGGCTCGGGCAGGACGGCCAGCCTCGGGTGCTGTCCGTGACCACCGACCTACCCGATCTCTACAACCAGCTCGTTATCGACATGCAGGCAGCTGTCGCCGCGGCAAACGCCGCCGCAGCAGCTGCCATCGAACTAGCCGAATCGTCCTCGATAAGTGGACACGAGGCAGCTGTCGACCCGCACCCCGGGTACCACACCGACGCCCGCGGCGACGCGCGGTACGTTCAGGCCCGACCCGGCACCATCGCCCCCCTCGACGAACCCCGCGAGGTCCTCACCTTTGCCGAAACCCCCGCCGCCAGCCACGCGAACCTTCGCGAGGTCTACGTCATTCACAACGGGGTAGCCCGACTCGGCGCCTGGGACAACGAGCGCGGCAATCCCCGCCGTGAACAGCTACAGGGTGCGCTATGGGAACATCCCTTTACCGCCATCACCGCCCACAACGGCACTGGCCGCGCCTTCGCGGTGCAGGTCCGCGGCACCGACAACATCCGCCGCAACGCCGGCGGATTCGACGCCCACGGTAAGCCCATCACCTCCGACCAGCCGTGGACCCAAATCCCGTCCATCGACCCGGACGCCACCGGCAACTACACCGCCAGCGCCGACGTCGGGCCAGCGCCACCAGGCGCCCGCTGGGACACCGACGACGTGGTGCGCATGCAAGGGCGAATCACCGCCACCACGGTCACCGCCGGCGACAGCATCGCTGAGCTCCCCGCCACACACGTGCCCCTGTCAACCCGGCTGCTGGCCGTGCCGACCACAACAGGCGAGGTCGTCCCCTGCGAACTGATGACCAGCGGTCGCATCATCGCCCGCCGCACCCTCACCGGCCCAGTCGACCTGGCCTTCGATGACCTCACCTACACCCGTGTCGTCGCCCCACAGCCGACCGGCGACTGGACCATCGCGACAGCCGGAACCGCCATCCCCAGCACCACCAGTCCCATCAACGTCACATACACCGGGCTCGTCGACCGGCTGTACCTGCTCGTCCTCGCTCGCACCTCAGCCGCAGACCCGTTCACCGGTGTCACCGACGACCAAGGCAACGACTGGACCCCGCAGGCACACGCGCCGGTGTCCGGGCACGTCGGCCGACGCATCGAGCTGTGGACCTGCCAACCCACCACCCCGTTCGCCACCGTGACGGCGGCGTTCACCGGCCCTGGAAGGGCATACGCCAGCTTGTACGAGGTAACCGGGCACGACACCGCAAACCCGCTCGACCAAGTCGCCGCAGATCATCGATCTGCGTCAACAAGTCCGCCGCCGGTCACACTCACACCGCGCACGTCCGGGACGCTAGCGTTCGCGGCGGTCGCCGCCGCGCCGAACTCCTTGTCCCAGACCACGCCGTCCTCAGGGTGGCTAGTGCTCACCAGCCACAACGACGGGCCCGCCGTGGTGTATCGAACTGACCCCGACACCGACGTCGCACTCGGCGTCCATTGGGCATTGGCCACATCCGCCGGGTCTGGGCACGTCATCACCATCCTCAACCCAACGTAGGGCCCTCGCCGCCCACCACATAAGGCCGCTACCCGCCTGGGTAGCGGCCTTATGTGTACGTCGACCGATCAGGAGAGTCGAATGATCATTGTCAGCCGCGCCCAGTGGGGCGCCCGTAAGCCTCGCAGCGTCACCAAGGTCTCGCCCTCGCGCCGACGTCGGTTCGTGGTGCACTACTCGGCCGCCAGCGCGGACCAGACCCCCAAGTCCATCCAGACTTATCACATGGATGTGCGGAAATGGTCTGACATCGGGTACAACTTCCTGGTCGACGAGCACGGCACGATCTTCGCGGGCCGTGGGTGGGATGCGCTGGGCGCCCACGCCGCCGGATACAACACCGAGGCGCTCGGCGTCTGTTTCATCGGGCGGGACCGGGCCGGTACGGTCGACGCCGGCCCGCAGGCCCGCGCGGCGATTCGCTGGCTGTATGACGAGGCGTGCGCGCGGACCGGCCGCACGCTGACCCGCACTGGGCATCGGGACATCGGCGCGACCGCCTGCCCCGGCGACGAGCTGTACGCGTGGCTGCACGCGGGGATGCCCGTCGACGAACCAACCCCCTCACCGTCACCGTCGCGTCCGGCGCCCGGGCCCGCGGTGGCGTTCCCCCTGCCGGACGGCTACTACTTCGGTCCCCGTGACGGTGGGCACCGGTCGGTGTCGGGCCACTACCGCCGCCGGTTCCGGGGCAAGGCGGACCGGCAGTGGCTCACCACCTGGACCAAGCAGCTGGTCCGCCGTGGCTGGCCGGCGGGCAAAGGTTGCCGCTACCTGCGCAAGGCCGGCAGCGATGGCCTCTACGGGCCGGAGTACCGGGAGCTGATCAAGGCGTTCCAGGCGGACCAGGGCCTCAGCAGAGACGGACTGCTCGGCCGCAAAACGTGGGACGCCGCCTACCGAAACCCGGTGACGTGACCGACCTGTGGACCCTGCTCGTCGCCTTGGTGGGCACCGGCACCGTCGTACACCTGCTCGACCGGTGGCGCTACCGCCACCGGCCGGCACTCGACGTCGCGCAGCTCGCCCAGCAGGTCAGCGCGGCGGCCGTCGCGCAGGCCCGCACCGAGCTGGGGGCTGCGTACGCGGACGCCTCCGCAGCGCGGACCGAGGCCCGCAGCGCCCGAGAAGAGGCCAGCCGGCTACGGCTGGACCTGGCCCAAACCCGCGAGGAGCTGGCAGCCGCCCGCGCCGAGATCGCCCGGCTGACCGCCGTCCTGTCCGCCGCCCGCCCCGGCACGAGCCCCATGGGGACGTGAGGGCGGGCACCACCCACCACCCAGTGGTCCTATCCCGGACGAGGAGACTCAATGACCCACGACTATCTGACCTCTCTGATCCGCACCGGAGTCCCTACCGGTATCGGCGCGCTACTGGCCTGGATGGCCGCCGAGGCCGGGATCGTCCTGGAAGCTGACTCGTCCACTGCGCTCACAGCCGGGATGGTCGCGTTGATCATGGGTGGCTACTACGCCTCGGTCCGGGCGCTGGAGTCCCGGTGGCCGTGGCTGGGGGTGCTGCTTGGCATGCCGGCAGCGCCCAGCTACCACAAGCCGGTCGACCGCAACACCGCCGTGCGGTAGCGCCTGCACGGCGAGTAAGGGGGTGGGGTGGCTGTTGGCCACCCCACCTCTCCACACCTGGTAAGGAGCCCACCAGATGATCATGTTCAACACGTTGATGGGGGTGGCGGCTGGATCCGCGCTGGTGCTGGTGCCGCACTTGTGGGCATCCCTCACGGGAGCCCGCACACTGCTGCCGGCAGACCGGCGGCCGAGCGCCGCAGGGTGGGCCGGCGCCTTCGGGGTGCTCGGCGGAATCCTCACCGTGCTGGGCCTGGTGATGACCGTGACGCATCCTCTCGCCGTGACGGTGCCATGGGTTGACACGCTCTTTGGCGAGCCCTGCCTGATGCTCGGGCTACTCCTACTCGCAGCTGCTTGGTGGCTGTCTCGGCAGCCGCCGGGGTGGACGGACGACATCAGCCAGATGCGGAACATTCTGGCCCCCATCACCTGGCTGCTCGCCGCCTTGGGCCTGATCCTGGCCTGGTGCAGCATCGCGATCGTACGATTCCGTGCGATTGGCGGTGCGCCCACGGCAGAGCCCATCACCGGGCGCCTGAATGACTGGCCATGGATCGAGAACACCTTCTTCGGCTTGCTGTACGGGGCCGCTGCGCTCGGATGCCTGCTAGCGCCGGCAGCCATTCGTGGCCACCGGACCGCGTGGGCGTGGCTGTACTGGTGCTGGACCCTCAGCGGAATCGCGTTCGCGCTGTTCAGCGCACTCAACTACTACACACACACCGGCCTAATCATCAACATAACCACAGGTTCAGAATACAAGTGGTAACCCGAGATTCCGGCGAACGAGCCCTCTCGTGCAGCCCTCGTAGGGCCTGCGCGAGAGGGCCATTTTTGATTGTCCAGGTCCTGCCACATCGGATTACATCAGGGCCGACGTTCCCGTACCGGTGGGGTCACTCCGTTGCCCACTGGGTAGAAGGATCGAACCATCCGGTGTGCGGGAACCACGCTAGGCACCTTCCTAACGGGCAGGCCAACGCCCACAGATGCGTGATCTCGGCAGGCAGCCGGGGCGGCTGGTCGGGCAACTCCCGATAGTCCTCGCTGAGACTGTGGTAGGCCGCCCACGGCGTGCTGAAGGTTAAGGCGACAAAGGCGTGCCGCTCCGACGCTCCTGTGGCAGCAAGCTTGCGGCGCACATCCGCCCGCTTCGGATCGTGTAGGTACTCACTGGCCCAACCGTTGAACGCCGTCCAATCGGGGCCGACTGCTCCTCCCGCGCCACGCGGGTAGAGGAGGATTCTTGGCTCCTCGTCGACTTGGGCCGGGCGAGACAGTATCTTTACGACCCCGAGAGCAGCCAGTCGCCGGGCGACCTCGTGGTGGTTGTGTAGGAGTTCGTCTGCTAACCCAACGTGCTCGAACAGTACCCCGGCGTCTTGGAGAGTCCGCAGGTGACCTGCGAGGGTGGATCTCAGGGCGCGGAGATTGACGGTTTCGGCGACGGTGACGTGCCAGATCCTGCCGAGTTCGGGGGCGACTATCTCCTTGTCTCTGAAGACAAGTTGTGTCATCTGGGCGTAGGACGGTTCGACATCAGCAACGACCTCCACGAACGCTGGCGGCCGGGCGTGGTAGTCGATCCGGAGGTCGACCATGTGCTGGGCGCTGTTGTCGTCTTGAATGATGACCCGTTCCCCTGTCAGGCGCGCGATCACCCTCGCGGCCGCGAACTCGAGATCACCGAGGTAGCTCGTAAAGGCGCGCTTCCGCATCGCTTCGGTGCGGTTATCGATGGGTTGGCCGGGGTAAAAGGTCTGCACGGGCAACAGCGTAAGGCGGCAGGGTAGACCGGCGAGATACCGAAGCGAGAAGCGCGTATGCCAATGGATCGGGCAGGAGCGCTGCACCAACCTGCCCGGCGTGATCGCTGCCGGTGACCTCGTTGGCCGCACCTACCGCCAGGCTGTCACCGACTGCGTCGCCGCTTCCGATGTCGGGCGTTACCTCGCCGTCCAGTCCTGACCTGCCCGGCCAGCTCGCGGATTCCCACACCGAGGCCCGGCTGCGGCAACTGTTCGACACGCTGGCCCGCCACGGTCGGGTGCTGGTCGTGGCGGGCCAGCCCGCCTCGATCGGCGCCCTGCCGGTCGCGGTCGCCCGGACGTGCGGTCATCAGGTGGCCTACCTGCCCGGCCTGGCCATGCGACGCATCGCTGACCTGCACCCCGGTAGCGCGAAAACCGACGCCCGCGACGCCTACATCATCGCCGACGCCGCCCGCACCCTGCCCCACACCCTGCGACGGGTCAACACCGGCGACGAGGCCCTCGCCGAGTTGGAAGTCCTGGTCGGCTTCGACGACGACCTCGCTGGCGAGGCCACTCGCGTGTCCAACCGGATCCGGGGTCTGCTAACACAGATTCACCCTCCGCTGGAGCGAACCCTGCGCCCGGAGAGTAGATGCCGCTAGGACTCGTGGGTCCAGTCGTAGGAGTCAGCAGAGAATGGGCCCCCATCCATCCTGATCTGCGGAAGGACACGAGCTGGTGAGCGAAAGCGACGTGGCGGCCGAGCCCGCCGCCGTACCGAAGACAGGCAAGAAGAAAGCTGGCCTGGGCCCGATCCAGGTGCTGCGGCACACCGGGCTGGCCAAGTGGCAGTGGGCTGCCGGCACTGCCGCCGGGCTGATCCCGGGTGCGGACTGCGGCGGCCGGTGGTCGATCGCGCTGGCCGACCACGTCGCCGCGCGCCGTGAGGAGATCCTGGCTCTCGTGGGTATGGAGGCTCCGATCAGCGGGCACCGGGCCGCTGAGCGGCTGTCCGCCCGCACTGGCCTCGATGTTGACCTGGCCGATGTGGAGACTCTGGCGGAGACCGGGGCGTTGTTGGTGCCCGACTGGTACAAGCAGTGGCCGCTGTGGGACTGCCGGGCCTTGGACGCGGTCGACGTTGACCAACTCGGCACGGTGGTGGCCGAGCGGCAGGCGTGGGTCGCCGCGAGCGTCAGTACACGGGACGCCCCGGCCTATCTCGGGTGGAAGCGCGACGAGTTCGACCGAGTCGCCAAGGATCGGCAGCTGCGGCCGGGCCGGCAGGACCGGTACGCCAAGGCGGATCTGGACGCGCTCGCCGGCGATGAGGACCTGGTCGAGCAGGTGCGCCTCGACCGGCTGCTGACGAGTCAACGTGCTGCGACGTTCCTGAAGATCCGGCCGGCCGACTTTCGGTACCTGGTGGCCGGCACGCCAGCCGTGACGGCCTGGACCCGGGCCATCTCGGTGACTTCGGCACCTGGTCGTGCCTGA